CACGTTGATTCGTATATTTTTCCCCAGCTTATGTTATTTGACATCTTTGTTTATTTTAGTTAGGAAAACACGGAGCTTATCAATGTTTTCTTGTTTTGGTTTGTAAGTTCCTACCTTAGTTCGTGTTTTCATATATACCAGCCAGTATAGTTGTTTTGAGTGTCAGGATACATATCCCCGTTAGTATTTGTAGTGTACTCAGGAAACAATGCATTGTTAAATACGATGTAATCAATGAATCTCTCTGTGTAGTGCTGAGCAATCTGACGTTCCTTCTCAATCAAAAAGTCTACTTCGTTTTTTTCTACGTTCTCAGAGTTTTCAGATGAGTGCTTGTATACTCCCTTGTTAGCAATTGTATAAGCAGCGAAAGGAAGATACTCAACCATAGCCCAATGGATGAGCATTGGCTTAACGTAGGTCTCAGTAAGCAGCTCGTAGTTACCTGAAAGCGTATTTGCAATAATATCCGCTTGAATCTTCTGAAGCAATTTAGTGCCTAAGTAGTTTTGTATGTGAATGTCCTGAGCGATTTTGACGAACTGAATAAACTTGTCCGTGTCTACGTTGCCATTAACGGCAGTAAACCTAACTAAATCGTCTCGTGTTATGAGTAGTGCAGTTGCCATTATTGATTTCCGTAAATAGGGTTAGTAGGTAAGAATCCGTTATGTGGCATATCAACAGGTCTCTTAGAAACCAAAGCCTCGTTTTTAATTGTATAGCCAAACTTAGCAGCTTTTGCTTGTGCGATTTGTTTAGCGTTAGGAATGTCCAAAGCCTTACCTTCAAATGCTGCGTAAACTTGCTTGTTCCAACGATGATGGCAGTTGCCTCCACCCTTGTAAAGCCAAATAGAATAAGTATCAGCTCCTCTTGGACCCCAGCCTTTATTGACTGCTTGACTGCCCATTTTAAGAATATCCTCTTTTCTATAAATCTTTTTAGCTCGCATCATTGCATTGCAGAAAGGTCTTGACTTGTCTTTAGGTTCTGAACCTGCATAAACGTAGCGAGTGACAAACTTAAAACCATCAATTACCTTGTCTTGCTTGTCTCGTAGGTTTGGACGTGCATCTCCTGTGCTTACAAGCTCAACTAACTTTGAAAATAAGCTCTTTTTAAGCTCTTTAGAGAGCAGTTCGTTCTCTGAGTCGTCCGAATCATAGTCAACAGGAAATTCGTCTATTAAAAGCCAATTTTCAGAAGGCTCTTCTCCTAAGTCTATAAGTGATTGAGCAACCTCATTGTCTAAGGATTCTTGTTTTGATAGCTCCGTACCTGTTTCCTCTGCTACCTGCTCTTGGTTTTGTGCGTTTTCTAAATCCGTAAATTCAAGCGGTTTAAGCGTCTTAAAGAATAAGTTGAGGGATATGCCGTTGTAAGCTAAAATAGTGTCTAAGGCTTCAAGTATTTCGTCCTGAAGTGGCTTAATGACCATATTGTTAAACAAGATAAACGAGTTTTGAAGCTCATCAGCGTTAGATGAGAATCCGTTAGCTCCTGCAATACCAAAAAGTAACGGAGAAGTAACGTTGTGACCAAGCATAATCTTACGCATACACTCCTCAGATAAATAAGTGTAATGCTCAGGTGCGTCATTCAAAGGTAAATCGTCCACCGTAGTTTTAGTGTCCATATTGTCATTGAACGCAACGATGACTTTTTGACCTTTAGAGCCAGTCAACTTACCCAAAACTTTGTTTGTGATGATAGATTGCTGCTCCTCAGTAGGCACTCCGTTGTTAAAGTTGACCACCTTAGTACCTGAGAAGCCGTTTTGAACCTCGTTGATTAAGTAATCAGCTATCTCCTCTTCCAATAGTGCGTAAGGAACTGCCCCTTGATAGTCAGGATAAGCGTAATACTTCATACCTACTGCATAAGGCTTTGAGAATAGAATCTCAATCTTATCTTTAGAATATCCGTATGCAGGGATTCTTGTAGGTGGGTATTTCTTTACGTCAGTCCAATCGTCTGAATAGTAGTAGGCTTCGATTTCTCCGTCTTTATTACACTTCTCAGCTCGCAATAAGTTCACGGGCATATGGAAAGCCTTTAGGATTCTATCGTGCTTGTCGTTGTAGTGTACCTGAATAGCGAACTGACCAAGCATTTTGCGGTCAATAGCAATCTTGCGTAAACAATCCTTATTGAAAAGAGCCATTGCCTGAGCGTACTCATTAGGCTTTCTTGAAGCATCTACTGCAGACAAGCCACGTCCATAGACAAGACGTGAGATATTGTTAATGATTGCGTTGTTTGTAGTGGAGTTCGTGTATCTATCCAAAAGGAAAGAATAGTAATTATTATCTTCTCCGTAATCTACCCAAGCATCACGCTTGCTCTCCTGAATAACTGGAGTAGTGTATGCCGATAGATTTAGTATGTGTACGTTGTTACTCATAAACTATGAACGTATTTGATGTGGTGTTAGATGTATATTGTCCGTTGTTTACGGAGAACGTTACGATGTTTTGGTCAGTACAAAAGATTCTATCCTTGTAAACGATGTCCGTGTTTTTGTAAAGAACCAAATCGTAGAAATGCCCTTCCTTTAAAGCGAATGTAGCCGTCAACGTGTTAACGTAATCGCCTAATGTTTGCGATGTGATAGCTACGGTTACTGGAGTGTTTGTTTGGTCATCAGTCAACACCATTGTAGTAGGTGTATCTCTCGGAATAAACGAGAACGTCTGAGCTGATGTAGATGTCGTTAGTACAATCATATTAAAGTAACTGACTTGATACCGATTTGTTTTAAAAGCAAAAAGGGCAGCCAAAGCCACCCTTCTTACACGCTATGAAGAAAACGATTATGCAGTAATGATAGTAGCTACACCAAAAACATCGCCTGCACCACCTGCTAAGTCTGCCTCAGATGAGCAGTCCAACAAGTTAGCGTAGAGCTTCTCTTGACCTACAAAAGTCAAAGTGTATCCGTTTAAATCTCCCATTGCAGTACCGTTAGAGGCATTTGCAGTAGTCAATTCCATTCCGTGCTCAAGACCTGCTAAAAAGAATTGGTTGTTGCGGTTCTTGATTACGATGTGAGGACGTCCGTAAGCTAACAATTTAACTGACTTATGTGTAGTAGCATCTTGCTTCTTTAAAGTCATTGTTAATGTTTGCTCAGCAAAAGTTGTTCCGTTTTCACGAGAAGAGTTATATACTTGCTCAAAAGAGTTTGTTCCTTTAAGTTCGTATTTGTATAACGAAGTTACGTTAGCAACTGCGTCAATGGTGTCCGTACCTGTTACATAAGTAACGTCAGTAGGGAAAGCGTAATCTGCGTAGTTAATGAAGTAAACTGCATCAATACCACCTACGGCATCTTTACAAACCTCAAGTCTACCATTAGCTAATTGACAAGACATAATTTTTAGATTTTAAATGTTATAAAAAAGGGAGGAGCGTATACCCCTCCCCGATTATTTAAATTAAGCTAATGATTAGTTAGCAGAGTTTGTGATACCGTAAGTAACAACGTCAGAAGCAAAGCCGTATTTAGCATCTGCGCTGAATCTGAGAACTACACGAACATTTTGTGAACCATCGATGTCAGCCATATCTAAAACTTTAACTTCGTTCATATCGTTCAAAAGACCAGTAGCAAAGTACAAGTTAGATTTTTGAGCAAGTAGAGCGGTGTTGTTAGCAAGACCGTTAGCCATGAATACACGAACACCATCAAAGAATACATCACCAAGTTGTTGGTTTGTACCTTTGTTGTCGTAACCATTAGCACCTACACCTGAAGCAGCGAAACCACCCAATGCACGAACATAAGCACGATAGATGTTAGAAGAAACGTAGAGTGTCAAGTCTTCTTTTCCGTAAAGAGCAGCAGGACAAGCGTCAACGATTTTACCAAGCTCTGTGATTACGTTAGCAGCAGTTACAGTTGTACCAGCAACCTCTTGTGCAGATGGCAAAGAAGCGTCAGTAGTCAATTGTGTCATAATACCTGCGAACTCACCTGCAGTAGCGTTAACACCTTGCCAAATTGAAGTTTCCATACCTGCAGCAACTTTCTCAGCAGCGTGTGCGATTAAGAAGTCAGCGAAAGATTTAGGAAGAACGTCAAATGCAGAGTAACCCATTTGGATAGCATCCCAATCTGAACGGAAGTCAGTTTTACAAAGTTGTAAGTTAACTTGGAAATACTCAGGTTGAAGAATACGCTCAGTCAAAGTGATTGTAGACGTAGGGTCAAAATCGCACGTTGCGTTCTTGATGATACCATCCGTAGCGACACGCTTAATTACCTGCTTAAATTTGACGTTAGGCATAACGGTGATACCGCCTTTGTCAAGGGTTGGAGCAGACAATAAAGCTGCTGCAATGTACTTACCTGCGAACTCGCCAGCGTAAGTAGTAGTGATTGAAGTTGTTGTTGGCATTTTATTTAATTATTTAATGTTAGAAATTCTTGATAATACCGTGTCCATAGTTGTTGCGTTTCTTTTAGTAGCAAACTTGAATACGTCAGTAGCTTGTGTGTTTTCAGGATTGAAAGAAATCGGCTTAGGCTCTTCACTTAATTCTACAGGTGCAACTTCTTCTGCAACTTCAGTAGATAAATTGAGTTGTGCTTTCAATTCTTCGTTCTCTTTTTTAAGTGCTTCGATTTCGCTGAAGAAAGATTCTTTAACGATAGACTCAACGATTTTTTTAGCTTGTGGTGTAGTATCAGTAGCAGCTTCAACTTCCTCTTCTACTTCAGGAGTCTCTTCTACTTCTTCTTCTTCCACTTCTGCAGCTTCACGAACTTCGGCAATTACACCTTCTTCGATTACTACAAGGATACGCATATCCTCTAATTCATATTCTCCTACTGGAACTGGGATACGTTGTTCGTCTTCCGTTAGGATAAACACAGGTTGACCAGCTTCAAAAGCATCTGCTTCGAGCATAGATACGCCATCAGAAAGACGCATAGTTTCCAACTTCACTTCTAAACCTAAAAGTGTGCGGACTTTGTTTAAGATTGATTTTTCGTTCATTTGTTTTTATTTTAAAACTTGATATAGCTTTGAATATTGGGAAGCTAATTTTTGTGCTTTGTCTTTTTGTTGTTTTAGTTCGTTTGCTTTATCTGTTATACCCAAATCAATTAACTTTTTAATACTGTCGTCCAATTGAGCAGGAACATTCATCTCTAAAACGATTAGTGCATCACTGTACATTTTAGCTAATTTTACTTTTGCAGCATCAGCATCTTTGAGCATAGCAATACCTTTGTCTAACAACTTTAAAGTATCATCAACTTTAAATAGTTCTACGCTGTGAGAAGCAAGCTCAGTAGCCTCCTCTTTGAATAGTTTATTGTAAACTGATTTTTGTGTATTCATACTTAAACAATTTTTAGATTTATATTTGTTTTATTTTTATCCGTTTTGACGTACGATAGTTCTCACTCCGTTCACCTCAGTTTGAGTAGGAGCAGGCTCGTTTACCGTAGCTGTTTTACCGATGCCTTGCGCTTGTAAACTTCCATCACAACACTTAGTTGAGTATGTTTCGTCTGCGCATAGGCAGCCTCTTTTGCTACCTGCTCTTGGACTTGCCTTGCTTGGTGTTTTAAATTTGCTCATTAAGTAGGTTTTTAAGTTGTTCAATAATTTCATTTTTCTTTTGTTGCTCTAATGACATTTCTAATTTGTCAGCGAAGTAACCCTCAATTGAGAAGCCTTTAACCTTGCCAGCTTTGACGTCTTGCCATACCTCATCGTTATCTACTTTCATAGAAATCATCCACGTTCCTTTTGGTAAGCTGAATCCGTAGAGTTTAGACTTGTCTTTTTCGCTATCCTCAATCAACCAAGATTCTACAACGGTCATTCCTTTGACTGCGTCTTTGTGTTCGTAAGTTGCGTTGGATTGATTTCCGTTTTTAAAGAATAACTCCATAGCTTGACGAACCGTGTCTTCCGAGAAGTAAATGTAATACTCCTCTTTCTTTGCGTTTACACGATAGATTTTCTTGTTAGGAATAAGAGCTGCACCCATTAAGATACGCTTCTCTTTGTCTACTTCTTTGAGTTCTACTTCGTGTTTTGATAGGGCTACAAAGTTCTCCTCAATGGCAGGAGACTCAACTACACTCACGGCATCAATTCCGCTTGCTGCGTCTTTTTCGTCAATGATTAATTCAATTACGTTCATATTTATTAAACTTTTTAGTTCTACAATGTTGCGTTTTCAATTCGGTTTCTATCTAAGCTCTGAGCAGTAGTTACTGAACCACTCACTACATATGCCTGAACTGGTTGCTGCTGAAGTTGCGCTAACTGATTGACTCCTGAGTTTCCGACCACGTTAAAGTTTGGAGGTTGTGCTGCTGAACCCGAAAAACTATTCGATATGTTACCACCGCCGCCGCCACCGCCACCAGCAGGTGTTTGTACAGCAGTAATTGCTTTGATGTTTTTAATACCTGCTGCAATAGCTAAACCTGCGTTGATAGGAGCTAATACAGGACCAACTACAGGAATACCCACAGTAGAGGTGTAAGCCTTTTGCGCTGATACAAATGTTGATATTGTAGCCTCTGCAATTGCCGCTGCCTTACCTGCTGCTGTTTGCTCTCCAAAT